CAGCTTCAAGTTCTGCATCCTTAATCTTAATCTTTGGGTTTTCTTCAAAATCTAATTTATCTGTTATATCTACTACTTTTGACATATTAATTCCTCCTAAAAAAATAGAGCAAGCTAACACTATTGCTAACCTGCTCTTTATTATTCCAACAAATTAAATTGCCGGTGTAATTGTTGGCTTTCCGTTTGACATTACATCAAATTCCAACGGTGCAACATTTGTACTATCTGCTGCTCCCAATGCTGTAATATTAAATACAGCCCCCTCAATAAGCACTTTTGTACCATCAGGGAATGTCCACTGAAAAGTTCCTTCTGCATCTCTTCCGTTTTTAAATGATTTACTGGCTACATAATCATTACCTGCATCTCCAACATTTCTTTTACCGGAAACTGAAATAGTCATTCCTTTAGCCGTCATTAATCTTCTTATCCAGCCTTCTGTATTCATTGGAGTCCATTCTTCAACACCATTGTCAAATGAAACTGAAAAAGATTCCATGTCAGCAATATCAGATAAACTTGACGATTCTGCACCTACCTGAAACTGATTCTCATACACCGGATAAACACCTGGTTTCTTTGCCATTTTACTGCTCCTTCCTATATTTTGTAATAAATATTCAATTCAATTACCCTTTCATATATTCCCTTATCATCAGTACCAACATCAATAGGCTCTGATGATAACATTTCTATGTAGGGTATTTCTATATTGTTAATAACCACATCTCTTGATTCACTTATTTTTCTATAAAGGTCATATGCCTGACGTTCTGTATCGTTTGCATCATTATTCCAATGAAGCAGTATTGAAATAGGCTTTATATCGTAGCTCTCCAAACCGCCTATACATTTTCTAGGTGTTCTATTAGCGTTTAACTGATAAACACCTATGGACTTATCCAACTTATTATCCAGCTTTCCCATATAATAATGTTCAGCAAGATTAAATTGTTTAAGCCAATCCTTAACATCATTTAAAAATAACATTATAGACCTCCGTTTCTTCTATACAGTTCTTTGAATGTTTCAACTGCAAAATTTTGCTTTTTGCCTTTTGGAAGATAGTCCTCAAACCATTTTCCACCTGCATTAGCATTTTCTGCAGTATTAAAATTATATTCCGGATGGTAATATAATCTTCTCGCATACGGGGTAGATGATACGATTTGAACTTCACCTTTGCTACTTCCATCATAATCTACAAACGTAGCAGTATTTTGAAGTGTACCTTTATCAAAAGGCATTATTCCTGCCTGTTTAATATCTGACTGTATTGCATCTGCAGTTTGTTCTAACGATACGATTGCAGCCTTATTCAGCTTGTTAATTACACCTTTATTCAATTTAATTACTGATTTTGCATTTAACATCTAATTCAACTCCAATACTGTAAAATTAACTGTCCCATCAGGATTTCGTGACTTTGTTCCTTTATAAATTGTTCTTTTAACTCCATGAACTTCAACATATCCACCACTTATAATCGCCTGTCTAGGACATATATCACCATTAAAATAAGCTTTACCTGATAGAGTTACAATCTTTTGTTCAGCAGTTAGTTTGGTGTACGCATTATCCTGATAATTACACTTTAATTCTTCATTACTAACGATAATTGGAGAACCGGTTTCTGATACACCTTCACCATAAATTACCACTGTAATATCTGTTTGACATATTCTGTCTGGAACTAATTTAGGATATTTCATGCTATACACCTACCAATCTGCAACATAAACCTGTTTGCTCTAAAAGTGAGTACAAATCTCTTTGAATTGCAACTCCACTTTCAATGTGAATATTCCATGTACTACCAATACTCATTGATACTCCATTTATAGAATAACTTGAAAGTACAGATGAAATTAAATCTTGATTTTCGTACTCAAAGTCTGCCTGTCTACATACAACCTCGCAGATAATTTCTTTTTGAAACTCTGTCAGGTTATCAAATCCATATTTTCTAATTCTGTTATAAGTCAGTGAATCAATGTGTCTGCTTGCCTGTCTTAATTTATTAAGCACATCCTCTTGTGGAATGCTTTTTAAATCAGACAATTCCAAATAGTCATTTATGTTAGCATAAGGGGTATAAGCCATAGGCTCACCCCCTATTCAGCACTTTTGATTTTCTTGATAATTCCATCTTTTGATGTGGCATTACCTAAATCAATGTTGTGCTCTGTAGCATAGGCTTTTAAATCCTCAATTTCCATTGAAGAGTATTTATCGCCTTTAACTTTTTCAAGCTGAGACTTTAATTCGTCTCTTTCCTTAACTACCTGCTCATATTCAGAGTATGGAACTGTAGCTTTAGGTGAACGCTTTAAAATTTTTCCTTCTTCATCAAAAATGTCATATCCCATTGAAAGGTATGATTCCATTTCAATTTCAGAAACTGTATAAACTTTATTGTCTTTTCTAGCTGTCATTCCTATTCTCCTTTCTAAGCTGCTGCTGTGTGAATAATACAACCATCTTTTAAAAGTTCATCAATGGCGAATGTACCATTGAACTTTCTGTTCTGGTAAACATAGTTGTCAGCAGTTCTTGAATCTGTTCCCGGTGTAAATACCGAAATATAGCTATACTTATTTCTAGATACCTGACATTCAGGATCGATTAAAATATAGTCCATCTGAACAGCAGAACCATCTGCTACGCAACCATTTGTAAAGTTATAAGCACTCTTAAATCTTGCTGATGGAACCTGCTTAATCATTCCAATATCATCAATAGAGTGTACTCTTCTGTCAATTCCTTTTGCTCTACTTACTTCAAGTGTTCTCTGAACACCATCTGCATTCTTAAGTAGCTTATAGTAAGCTGGTGTGCAATAAAGAATTACTCTGTCAAGTGGAACACCTGCTTCTGTCATTGCTTCAAGATTATCGTCAAAATCTGAAAGAACATTAGCTGTAGTTAAAGCTTCTGTTTTAACTTTTGCTCCTACTCTCTTAGCTTCTGTGTAAAGCTTACTAAATGTGTAGCAGTCAGCTTCAGGAATAGCCTGAGTTGTCTCAAATCTTTTCTGAATATTAGCAACTGCAACTACCATGTTAGTTTCATCAATGTCCATTGGATCAATAGCAAACTCAATATCTCTATCATGATCTAAAGTCTTTACTTCATAATCATTTGAATATGTGCCTGCATTAAATCCTAAATTGTTTCTTGAATGGTCCTTATAACCACTTACAGATAATTTAGGAATTTTTAAAGTTTTTCCATTCACAATCTGAATGTCTGAATTTGAATTATACAGGTCTACAGAAATCTGTGCCTGACCATATAATTCTGTTAAAATGCTTCTGAAAATTTCAGCATACTGTAATACTGCCATGTATTTCTACCTCCTATTTTTTCTTTATTCCAAAGATGCCTCTTAATAAGTCATCCTGGTTTTGATTTTGATTGTTGTTTGGAGCACCAATAGGTTTAAATCCCTGATTATTAGTTTCTCCACTGTTTGCTGGTTTAAGTGCAGGAACATCTTCTAAAACTTTGTTAATTGCTGCTTTTACCTTTTCAGCATCAACTGTCCCATCTTCTCCTGCCACATCCTTAAAATCAGCCATTTTGATTACATAAGGAATTGATTTTGAATCAATACCTAATTCCACAGCCTGTAATGTTGCAGAATTTTCAATAATTAGTTGTAAATTTTGGCTCTGCACCTGTGCTATTTGTGACTGCATTCCCGCAATATTCGGTGTATTCTTTGCTTTCTGTTCCTTGTAAGCATTAATTGCCTGTGTCACTTCCTGCTGGGACATTCCCTGTTGCTGAAAAAATGACTTTAGTGCTGACTGCTCTGCTCTTGCAGTTCTACTATTTACAATTCCATCAAGCTGTTCCTGGGTGTATGTTGCACCCTGGTTATTGTTTCCAGTATTTTGGTTACTGTTACCTTCTCCGGCATTATTGTTTGGATTGCCGTTACCCTCTCCGCCTTCTCCTGAACCTTCTGCAAAAAACTGAATGTTCATAGGCATTTTCCCTGTTTTTCTTGTTCTAAATTTCATTACATGTATTCCTTTCCGTTTTAGCTCGTCAGCATATTCCGAGAGTTTTAAGCCATCACGTTTTGGGCATATAAAAAGCACCTACTTATTTGTAGATGCCTTTGGTTCGTCTTTTTCAACTACTGCGCCTAGTTTTAATAAATACTCTTTACGCTCTTTTGTTTTTGCCTTAACCTCATCCCCTGCTTTTACCAAAGTAAGGTTGTTTTCCTTATCATAGAAATCAATCTTGGCTATTAACATTTGTTACCTCCTATTCCTTTCTTATTTTGTTGCATAAAAATACCACCTAGTCTCGCAAACTAGATGGTATCTAT